TGAAACATTACGATTATACTCTTGGAACTCTGCAACTAAACGAGTTCAGCTTACCAGGTTAGCAGAAGCACCTGCTTTTAAATATCAATTTAAATACGCATTACCTATAGATTTTGTTAGAGTAATTAATTTATATGCGTCTACAGAAGCATATGATGATACAACAGAATGGTCTGTAGAGTCAGGAGAAGTATTAACAGATTATGAAGAAGCATATCTTAAATATGTAGCTAAACCAGAAGATGTTAGTATACTAGATCCATTAGCACAACAAGCAGTTATATGTAATCTAGCTATGAAACTTGCTGTGCCTATGCAATTAGATGAAAAACTTAAAAACAATTTATTAACAGAATTACAAACAATCATACTACCTGCTGCTCGTAGTATTGATACAATAGAAAACAAAAATTGGGACAACGAAGAAAGTAACTTTCTCGTATCAAGAAATTATAGTTCACCAATAATATAGGAGAAAGTTTTGGCAATAAGTTATATACAAGCGTTTAATGCTGGAGAACTTTCTCGAAAAATAGATGGTCGTTCTGATTTAGAAATGTACAAAACTGGTTGTCGTGATTTAGATAACTTTTATGTATTATTTGGTGGTGGAGTTGAAAGACGTAGTGGTACAGAATTTGTTGCAAAAACAAAAGGTACAGCAAGTTCAGGGTCATCTAATGGTGATAAAAAAGTAAAACTAATTCCTTTTGATTTTTCTGCTGACACTAATTATATTGTTGAAGTTGGTGTTGGATATATTAGAGTTTATAATTCTGATGGTAGTCAAGTATCAGATAGTAGTATTTCTGGTACTGTACCTTATAGTGAAGCAGATTTAGATACTATACAGTTTATTAGAAGATTTGATACATTAATATTAACACATCCTAATCACGAACCTTTAAAAGTAGTTAGAGCAACTATTGCACCTACATTTGTAATATCAGATATTGAATATGTTTATCCACCATTATTAGATCAAAACATTACAGCAACAACAATTACACCTAGTGGAACTACAGGTAGTATAACATTAACTGCATCTGCATCTTTATTTGAATCAGGTCACGTTGATTCAATATGGGCTATAGATCAGATTAGAACATCAGGACAAAGAACAGTTACACATTCTAGTAGTGCTACAGCAGTAACTAATACTTCTGAATTAGATGTTAGTTTTTCTAACTTTTCTGTTACTACGAGTGGTACTTGGAAAGGTAGTGTTGTATTACAACGAGATACAGGTTCGGGTTTTGTTGATTTTGTTGTGCTTGGAAATACATCAGGTGGTACATCAGCAAACTTTTCTTTTAGTTCATCTGTGGCTCAAGATGGTAATACACAAATTAGAGTGCAACACGATTTAGATACTAGCACAGGTGGCACAATAGAAGTAACTATAACTACTGATAGTTTAGCACAAAAAGGATTAGTTAAGATTACAGGATTTACAAGTGCAACACAAGTTAATGCAACTGTTGTATCTGATTTAGGAAGTACAAATGCTACAACAAATTGGTCAGAAGCAGCATTTAGTAATGCTAGAAAGTTTCCTGTTGCTGGAGAATTTTATCAAAACAGATTATTTTTTACAGGTTCGGAAGCAGAACCAGCTACAGTATTTGGAAGTGTATCAGGAGATATATATAATTTTTTAACAGGTACAACTTCTGATATGGCTATCAAACGAACAGTAGATACTCCAGAAGAAGCACAATACCTTATAGCAAAAGGAGATTTATTTATGGGTACTGATGGTGGTACTGTATCAATAAACTCTGTAGACAGAGATGCTTTAGTTACAGCTTCTAATATTAATACACAAATACAAAACTCTTATGGATCAGCAAATGTCCAAGCAGTTGTTGCTAATGATGTAGTTGTTTATGTACAACGTAATAATTTAAAATTAAGAGAATTAATTTATAGTAGAGAAGCAGATGTATTTGTTGGTAATGATTTAAATATTTTAAGTGAGGATATTACAAAAGGTACAGATAATCTTGGTATTACAGAAATGTTTGTACAAAAAAATCCTGAACAGATTATATGGTGTATTAAGAATGATGGTACTGCGTGTATACTTACTTATGATCGTATGCAAAAACTTATGGGGTGGGCAAACATTATTACTACAGGTACAATTATTAGTGGTGCTACTATACCAGCGAGTGGAGAAGATTTAGTATATCTTTGTGTTAATCGTGGTACAACTGACTCTCCAATATATTGTATAGAAAAATTTGCAAATAGGTCTAATTTAGATTTTTATGTAGATAGTGGTGTAAAAGCTACAGGTTCTAATATTACTTCTGTAAGTGGATTAAATCATTTAGAAGGTAAAACAGTTCAAGTAATAGCAGATGGTAATTTTCATTCTGAACAAACTGTATCTAGTGGTGCTATATCTATAGACAAACAATCAAGTACAATTATAGCAGGATTGCAATATACATCTACATTAAGACCTATGCCTTTAGAACCATCACTTGTTGGTAGAGAATCTCAATCAAGAGTAAAATCTTCTTCTAGGATTGTAGTAAGATTTTTAAATACTAAAGGTGGACAAGTTGGAGAAGAAGGAAGACAATTAACTAACTTTCCTGTATTAAAAACAACTGACCCTGCTGGACAAGCAATAACTCTTAAAACAGGACAGCAAAGATTTTTTGTTGGTTCAGATTATGAAAGAGAAAAACTTATAGAGGTAAAGCAAGACTTACCATATCCTATGACTGTGTTAAGTATTGCAACTAATTTAGACGTGGAGGGAGCATAATGGTATTACCAGTAGCAGCAGCATATGGAATATCGGCAGGAGCATCAATACTTGGTGGTATTTTTGGTAGAAGATCAGCTAGAAAACAAGCAAAAGCTGCAAGACAAATGGCAGCTTATAACGCAAAAATCATAAGAGCTAATGCACAAGCTGAAGCTGATGCGATAGAATTTGCTACAAGACGTTTAGGTAAACAGCAACGTGAATTAAAAGCACAACAACGTATGAGTGTAGCTAGTCGTGGTGGTACATTAGGTGGTACAGATTTACTTTCAATATTAGATCAAGCACAAGAAATGCAATTAGATTTATTAGAACTTACAAGACAAAGAGATTTAGCAACTATAGCAGGAGAAAATGCAGCAAGACAAACTGTTTACTCTGGCCAAGTTCAATCGTATAATTTAAGGCAACAAGGTGAAGCAGCATTTGCTAAAGGTATATTAGGTGCAGCTGGAACATTAGCAAGTGGATTTGCTAAAGGAGATTTAAAATTTGCAACTAAACCCGCTTCTGGTGCTAAAGTATTACAAGATGCACCACTAGGATCATTAGACTCTATTAGAGCACAATATATAATGGGCAATGTCGGTTAAAGGAATATTATTATGGCAATACCACTACCAAAATATAAATCACAAGTAAGAGTATCAGGTGAAGGTGTAGCTAAACCTTTAGACCCAACTGCAACTATTAAAGCTGCTGGTGCTGAAGATGCTTTGTTAGCAGATTTTATCACACAAGCTGGAGGGGTTGCATCAGACTTTTTTGAAGAAAAAGCAAAGACTGTTGATAAAGGTTTATTAGCAGATTATGAAAGAGAAAAATTAGAAACAGATGCTAGAATAATTACTCGCTCACAAGATGCTTTATTAGGTAGAGGAGAGTTTGAGGGTAATCCATTATCTTATGATCAAATAAGTGAAACTGTTGTACAAGATGAATTAAATAAATTACAAGGTTCTTTATCAGAAAAGAATTTTAATTTTAATGATAATAGATTAAGAGCTGATAATGATTTTGTAAATTATGAAAATAAAATAAATACACAACAACTTGTTGCTATCAATCAAAGAGAAATTGAACAATCAAACTTATCACAATTTAATTTACTTGAAGGTAAAGTAATTATGTTAGATAGTTTGCAATTAGATTATGAAAAATTAAATCCCGCTTCTCCTGAAGCTATTGCTCTAAAACAACAAATTGATGATTTATCTTTAGATATTGAAGAGGGATATACTGATTTAGAAAGAACAACTAAACCTGGAACTGTACAATCAACAAGACAAAGAAATGCTTCTTCACTTTATTCTACGAAAATAGATTTATTATACAGTAATTATACTGTAGAAGCTCTTAATCCATATGAGTTCCAAGAGAGTATAAAAGATTTAAAAGAAAGAATTGAAAAAGACAAAGTTTTAGATGCAACACAAAAATCAAAATTATTTGAAAATATTTCTTTAAAAGAAAATGCTGTAAATAGAAAGGCTACTCAAGCAAGAAGAGAAACAGACATTGCTTTTAGTCTTTTACTTTCACAAAATGAAGCTGTTAATCCAAGAGATATAGATACCTTGCGTGCTAAATATGAACCTTATTTAGGTAAAGATGGATTTGATTCTATAATACTTCGTTCATTTGATTCTTTAAATCCATCAAATGATCAAAGAAAAAAATTAGACGAATCACTTGTAAAGTTTAGTAGTACAGGAGATTTTTTAACTCTTATTGAAGATATAGTAAAAGTATTTGATGTAGATATAAAAGGTAAAGGAAATAAAGGTGCATTATATGCTAACTACATTCGTGAGTTTGCTACTGTTATGTGGGAAGATTGGATAGCAGCTTCTGGAAATAGTGATGACGCTTACAATAGAGCAGCTGTGATGTTAGGGATAGCACCTTTACCTGAAGGAGAAGATCCTGAAAACTATAGAGTAGATTTATCAAAATCTTTTCAATATAAAATTATTAGAGAATCTATAGAAATGGCAGAAGATTTTCAAACATTTGACCCAGAAGGATTTAAAGCATATGAATCTTCTGTACAAGATGCTTTTAAACAAATTATTGATTTTAGTAATAAATTTGATGCAAACAACAGACCAAAAGTAGAAGATATAAGAGAATTAAGAAATCAAGTAAATGGTGGAATAGCTTCAAAATTAGTTGAAGTTATTTCTACTCCGACACCAACACCTGTAGAAAATAATGAAACAGAATTTACAATTTCACTTGTCTATAATAATCCTACACAGTTTGCTGAAGAGTATGCTAAATTACCACCTGGATCTTATTATAAAGATGCTAATGGAAATATTAGAGAAAAAGATACCACATCAATAAACAAAGATCCAATAAAGCAAAGTAGAAATGTGGGTACTAAATAATGTCATATGACTTTACAAAAAAACAAATAACAGGTGCTTCTTCTGCTTTTTTAGCAGACCAGGCATTAGCAAAATCCACAGACTTACCATATAGTATTAGAAAATTTAGTGCAGAAACTAATGAAAATTTTGATGAACAATTAAATTTAAGTAAATTAATACAATATAATTCTAAAAAGTATGGTGTGCAATACAATGAATCAATGGTTAATGCACAACTTGAATTAGATGGTTACTCGTCTTCGCAAGAAGCTATTGATGATTCATTAAAAAAATATAACCTTATAGGTGCTTTAAATCCTTTAGAATATTTTGGTGAAGGTGGAAGGGATATGCCTACCTTTTCAAATGCTAGAATATTAGCTAAAGCAACTGCACAACAAGGTTTGTTAAGTGCAAAAAGAGCTATAGCTGTTGGTGATTTGATTGCTGCAAAAGATATGGAAGATGGATTAATTGATGCTGAACAAGCTAAAGGAAAAGCAGAAAATGCAAAAACAGTACAAGGTGCGTTCTATATATCAATGGGTTTTAATAGAGGGACTGGTTCAACAGATGCACAAAGTAGAATATCTGACTCTGTTGATAGATTAGATAGATACAGAGAAGAACAAAAAGAAATAAATGATGCAATAGAAAGTGTACCTATAGAACAAAGAATGAGTTTAGGTGGAATAATGGCTACAGTTTCAGGAGAGATTCCATCTATGGCTTTATATCTTATTCCAGGAGTAGGCACTACAGCAGGTTATACCTATAATTTATTACGTTATTATGATGAAGCATACTTTGAATATTTTGATAAATACACAAGAGCAGGTATGAGTGTAGAAGAAGCAGAGCAAAAAGCATCTGCTTCAGCATCTGGATATGCTGCAATGTTTTCTATTGTTGCTACAGTAGTAGATAAAGCACAAGTTGGAGTTGGTACAAAAGGAGTTCAATCTTTTCAAAGAACTGGTGTTAAAGGATTTTTTGATAATCAATTATTTATTTTAAAACAAGCACAACCTTCTGCTATTGGAGAGTTACTGCAAGAAATGTCAGAAACAGCTTATTTACAACAACAAACTAAAGGAGAGATAAATTGGAGTAGTGTATTAGATTCAGGTATTTATGGTTACTTTGGTGGTTTGCTAGGTGGTGAAGCATTTGGTCAAGTAAATGTATTTCTAAAAAATAGATCTAGAAAAAAATTAATTAAAGATGGTATTAGTCCTGATGTAGCATCAAAAATAGTAAATGCAAAAAATGATGACGAAAGAGTAAAAATATTTAAAGAAGAACATCTTGATAAAAAAATGAGAGATGTTGGCAATGAAATGGAAAAAGAAGTTATTGAAAAAGAATCTGTTCGAATAACTGATACATTTGTAACTAGAGGAGAAGTAACAAGAATAAATAAAACAAAAACAGAAGAAGAAATAAATGAAATAGTTGTTAATAAAAAAGGGATTGAAGATGATGAAGTTGCTCAAGATTTATTAAGAGCAGCTATTAATAATCCTACAGATGAAAATGTTAATAAGTACAATTCATATTTAGTTAAAAAAAGAACAGCAATTATTGATCAAAATATCGGTGATGACGAAGAAGAAGAAGTTGTAGAACAAACAGAACAAGAGCAGTTAATTGAAGAAGAAGCTAGAGAAAGAAATGTTGAAGAAGAGATTGATAATATTAGAAAAAAATATATTCAAAAAAGAGATACAACTAATTTAAGAATAGAAGAAGAATTTGGTAAACCTATTGAATCATTAAAAGGTAAAAAAAGAAGACAAGCAAATGAACAAAAGAAAAAAGATAACAGAGAAACTAATGAAGAAGAGCAACAAGAAATAAAAGAATATTTTGATGATGCAAAACGTACAGTAAATTTTGAGATTGTTACAAATCCAGATGGAACTATTAATGTAAAGAGAACCACAGAAAGATTACAAAGAGCATTAAGACGAGAGAAATTAGATAGAAAAAAAGAAACACCAAATCCTTTATCAGATATATATAATACACCTGATACACCAATAAATATTGTTGAAGAAACAGAGAATGAATTACAAGAAAACGAAGATGAATCAGAAGAAGTACAAGATACAGCAAAGGCAAGGTCAAGAATATTAAACAGATCTGTGAAATTAGATAAAATATTAGTTCCTATTTTATCAAGAATAAGAGATATAAGTCCTCAATTATTTAGAAGATTAACTAGATTTGAATTTAATGTGCATAATAAGAAAGCTAAATATATAAAAAGATTAGAAGGATTTTTAGATGAGTTTATTACACTACAAAAAACAAATCCAACTGTAGCAAAAGAAGTAGATCTAGCTCTTAAAAATGGAGATTTTGAAACTGTTCTAAAACATATTTCTAAAGAAAATGTAGATAATTTAAGAAGTGTATTAAAAGATTTACGAGATTCACTTGTTAATTCTGGATATGATGTTGCAGATAGAGAAAATTATTTTCCTAATCGAGTAAATGATTATGAAGGATTAACAAACTTTTTTGGTAAAGATTTAGGATCATCAATAGATAGAGCCTGGAAACAAGCTGAAAAGAAATTACAAGAAAAAGATCCAAATAGAAGATTAACTGAACAAGAAAAAGCCAAGATAGCTAATCAAGTTATTGTAGGACAGTTTAAATTTGCTGGTGGTAAAACTCCAAAATCAACTAGAGAAAGAGTTATTAAAGATATTACAGAAGAAATGAATGAGTTTTATTTTAACCCTATAGAAGCATTAATGATTCATATAGACGAAATAGTTGATACTACTGAAGCAAGAAGTTTATTTGGCCAAGATTTAGATTCTGAAGCTGAAATACAAGAAGTCGCTGAAAGCATTGGTTCGATTGTAAGAAAAATAAAAGAAGAAAATAATTTAAGCGATCAAGATGAACAAGTTTTAATAGATACATTATATGCACGTTTTACTGCACAACCTTCTTCAAGAATAACTTCAATGTTTAAAGGATTAACATACGCTTCTATGTTAAGTGATTTTGAATCTACTATTACTCAAATGTCAGAGCTTGCTTTTAATATGGTAAGAAATGGATATGCAAATGCTATAAATTCTTTATCTTCTGAAAAACAATTAAAATTACAAGACATAGGATTAGAACAAATTAACCAAGAATTAAATGAAAAAGGTGCTGCAGGAATAATTAATAAAATTTTAACTTATACAGGTTTTAAAAGATTAGATAAATTTAATAAAGAATCTTTTATAGAAGGAGCTAGACAAAATGTTAAACAACAACTTGAAAATAATAAGTTAGATAAATTTAACGAAGAAAGATTTAATGTATTATTTCCAAATAAAAAACAAAGAGATCAAGTTAAACAAGATTTTTTAAATGAAAATATGACAGAAGATGTTGCATTCTTTTTGTTCAGTTCTTTATTAGATATACAACCTATTACTCTTTCTAATATGCCACAAAAATATTTAGAAATGCCAAATGGAAGAATGTTTTATACACTCAAAACTTTTACTATTATGCAGTTAGATTTGTTTAGACGACAAGGATTAGATGATTTAGTTAATGGTATGGTAACAGGAGATAAACAATTAGCTACTCAAGGTTTTGGTAAGTTAGCTGAAATAGCAATATTATTTACAGCAATGGGTATGGGTACAGATGCTTTAAAAGATTTATTACGAGGAAAAGCGATTAACTTAACTGATTCATTTTTAGATAATATGTTTAGATTAGTTGGTCTTTATAGATTTGGTGTATTAGAAGATATAAAATCAGGAAAACCATCAGATATTATTTTTGATGTAGTTCAACCACCTATTGCTTTCTTTGATTCTGCTGCAAAAGATATGGCTACAATTATAAGAAAAATAGATTTTAGTAAAGATAATTGGTTTCAAAATTTAGAATTTGCTGACTTTACTCTTGTTAGAGAAATACCAATCATAGGAGATAGATTATATTATATGTTTGGTAAAGGTAGAATTAACGAATTAAAAGAACAGAAAAAAATAGAAGAAGAAAGACAAAGAGAAATGAGAGGAGAACCAAAAGAAGACGAAGCTAAACAAAGAGAAATTGATTTAGGAGTTAGAGCTTCTGATGCAGAAATAGAAAACGTAAAAAGAGAAGAGCTTCGAAAAAAACAAGGTGGTTTACCAGAAAGAATAAGAGAAAAGATATTAGGAATAGATTAAACTTGACATTGAAATCAGTAATTTAATATAAAAAAATATGGGGGAACTATGGCAATTTCAACATTAAAAAACAGAGAAACTTATACGTCAACAGAAAATCAAACAAGTTTTGATTTTACTGTTGATGGTGTAAGAGTACCATTTTTTGCAAATTCAGATATTAAAGTTTTTAAAAGAGCATCTGGAGAAACAGCAGATACACCATTATCATTTAGTGATTCTCCAACTAATAATACACAGTTTAGTATTACTGCAGTAAATAACGATACCAGGCAAGGCGGGACTATAGTTCTTGGTGGTACAGGTTATGCTGCTGGTACATTTATTACAATAGAACGTGTTGTTCCTTTTACTCAAGAATACACATTACAAGAGGGGTCAGCTATTGATCCTACGGCCTTGAATACTGCATTAGATAGAGCAGTAGCACAAACACAACAATTAGATGATGATAGAGTTGTTACCTTTCCTGCATCTGACGCTTCATCTATAACATATAATGTAACTGAAAGTGCAGCATCAAGAGCAAGTAAAGTATTAGGGTTTGATAGTAGTGGTAATATTAATACACAAACATTTTCATCTGTAGCTGGTGATTCAGTATCTGGTGGTAATGGTATAGATATTACTGCTAATAATATATCAGTAGATGTTACAAGCGATTTTACATTTAATTCAGGTGAATTAGCATTGGCCACAGATTCTGTTGATACAGCAGAAATAAAAGCAAATGCAGTAGATACAGCAGAAATAGCAGATAGTGCAGTAACAGAAGCCAAGATAGGTAACAATGCAGTTACAGCTTCTAAAATAGCAGGTAATGCAGTTGGATCAGCACAAATATCTGATGGTGCAGTTACTTCTTCAGAGTTAGCAGGTAATGCAGTTAGCTTACCTACAATGGCACAAATAGCTACTAATCATATTATTGGTAGAACAAGTGCAGGTACAGGTAATCCTGAACATATTGCATTAGGTAATCCTTTTTATGAATACTATAGTGCTGACTGTAGAGGAGGTACAGGTAATTGGAGATGGAAAAATTGGAATATAATAACTAATTCTCCTCACGCTAATTTTGGATCATTTGATAGTAATGGTATATGGACATTTACATCAACAGGCACTTATCTTGTAGATTTACAATATGAACACGTTGATAAAGATACTACTGGTGGAGATTCTTATACTACTCAATTTACTAAAGGAGATAATACAGGTAGTGATACATCTACTAATATGGCAGGTACTGTTTGGACAGGAACTAGAATAGCACAAGGAACAGGTACTTCAAGAGATTTATTAGGATCAACTTTTCCAAATACAGGTGTAAATGCATTGACTTCTAATTATAATGGTGGAGCAGATTTAACTCCTTATGCTAGAATAATAAAACACATTTTAACTATTAGTGATGTATCAACAGATAAATTACAAATAGCAAATGATGATGCTGCTACAGGTTCCGATCATCAATTATGGGACGCTAGAGCAACATTAAAAATAACTAAATTAAGTTAATTTAAAAAAAGGATAATATTATGTCAATAGAAGCACAAAAGTTTCCTAACACAGGGGAAAGTATACAAGTCGGTGGTATGACTGTAAAAGGTAATGCTAATACAGCTATAACTGTAAAAGCAAACTCAATTATAGAAGTTGCTGATACAGCAGGTGCTGGTGCATATGTTAAATTAGATACTTCTGATCCAGGTACAGTATCTAGTGGTACATCAGGTGCATTCTTTATTCCACCATTCGGAGTATCAAGACCATTTAAAACTGGTGAAAATACAGTTATTCGTGGTTCTGCTGTTATTAATGTACGAGAGTTGTAATGTCACTATCGTTAAATTTAGGACAAAAAAGTGGTACGGATTTATCTAATAGTTTGTTACCCGAACAGACTAATTTAAATACTTGGCTTACACAACCATCTACAGATGGTAAGACAATAGTTAATGTTAAGGGTACTGATGCTACTTTTACAGGAACTAATGCACTTACTTTTGATGGTAGTAATGATTTCATACAAGCTAACAACACAGGTCTAGGTGCAGGTAATTTTTATTATGAAACAATATTTAAGTTTGATTGGGAAGATGGAGATTATGTTTTTATAGATGGTGATACAACTACAAACAATAGATGGTTTGCGTTACAGTATAGAGCAGGCTCAAGAGGTTTAGTTTTTGTTGTAGATGCAGATGGTACAAAAACAACCTATGAAATATTTAATTCTAGTGAAGTAAGTGATACTGATATAGTAAAAATTGTTGTAAAAAGAGAAGGGTCTACGATTACTTCTCAAGGATTTAATCTTACTCAAGATTCTAGTACAACAGATACACATACAAGTTCAGGTAATTTTTCAGGTGGAAATAAACTTACTATAGGTGCTTTATGGAGTGGAAGTGGAACTTCAGGTTTTGCTCCAATGGAGTTATACTCATTTAAAGCAGGCACAAGTGAAACAGATTTGCTTACTCATTATACTTGTGCGGAGGGTAGCGGTGATACAATATTTGATATTAGTGGACAAGGTAATCACGCAACTAATACAGGTGCTACCAGAACTACAGAATCTAGTAGCTTAATAGTTTCACATAACAATCTAAATGGATTCGATAAAGATATATTTAGAGGATATACAGGATATTGGGACGATTTAAGTGGAGGTACAGGTACTTGGGTAGCCAATGCAAATAATTTAACTCTTACAGGAAATACAGGTGTATCAGATAAATTAAGACAAAGTGTATTTGGACTTGTATCAGGAGATACATTAGTAGTATCAGGAACTGTAGTACAAACAGGTGCAACAGGTGGTGCTAATCAAGATGTAGCTATATCATCTGCGTCAGCAGGTTGGACTCAAAGTAGTGTATTTTTAGGTGGAGAAATAGGAACATATAATTTTTCTACAACTCTTAATGCTAATTCAAGTACTTGTGATATTCAATTTGTTGTTCTTAATGCCGCACAAGTAGTTATAAGTGATTTAAAATTTATAGTTGTTAAAAAAATACCTGCACTAATAAATAAAACAAAACAAGCAGTTACATTTGATGGTGCTGATGCACGAATAAGTTATGGACTTGGTTCATTTAATACATCTGCTTGGACAGTTAAATTTAATATAACAACTGATACAGCATTATCTAATGAGGGAAATATATTAGGACAAGAAGCAGGAACAGGTACAGCTAGATTGTGGTTAAGAATATTTGGTGTTGGTAGTGGTAAATTAGGCAGAGTAGTTACCTTTTTAGGTGGTTCAGGAGAAACTCAATTAGCACCTGATGGTACAATAGTAGCAAATACAAATTATGATTTTGAATTAATATATAATGGTTCAGGATCATTACAATTAAAAACAACAACAGGTGGTACAACAACAACCCACCCTGCTGTTAGCATAACTGTAGAAGCTGCAAGTGGTAATTTAATTTTTGGAGATTCTCACGTTGGAGGTCAAGCAGGTATTATTGTAACAGCTAGGTCTTTTGAAGTAGAGGGTTTAACTAAATCTGATTTTGAACAAGGTATAGGAACAACTACTATTACTGATATAAGTGGACAAGGTAATAATGGTACTGTTGATAACGCTACATTATCATCATTTTGGGGTAAAAGATATGTTGATTCTGATGGTAGTATAGTAGGTGCAGATTATGCAGTAGGAAATACTTCTGTATCTAATCCTAGTGGATATGTACATAATGGTAGCGAATGTGGATTAGATCTAATTACTACAGACGTAAGTGCATCAGATATAGCAAGTATTAATAATGCAAGTGCTACACAAACTTTTGCAAAACGAGATGCAACAAATTCAGAATTAGTTACACAACTTTTACAATATAGTAGTGCGTTATCAGACGCAGGAGAATTAGCGAGGACAAGAGCTTATGTCAGTTAATGAAGAAGATATAGTTGCAGTGCCACACAAGTACGATAAATTTGTACATAGTAATGGTATGCCTTATGCTTATTTAGAAGTACCTACAGCATTTCTATCTGAAGAATTACCAACAGATGCAACCTGGTCGGCGAGTGAAGTAGATGATAATGGTAATTCTACTAAACAAAAAACTATAGAAGAATATGTTATATGGATACAAAAATCTAATGATGAAACTAAAGCTGTTATAGGATTAATGGCTACAGTAAATCCAACTTATCGTATACCTAAATTTACTAAAGATGATTTGCAAGATTGGGAAACTTGGTTAGATACCAAAGGATATAGTATAGATAACTTTCTTACCATAGAAGAACGTAACACCTTATTGGAATCAGATGACTATGAGTAAAAAAGGTAAAAACGTAACTATCAAAGGTGTACTGTATGAAGATGGTATGTTTGATCACCGCAAAGATGATGACATCTATAAATCTAAAGGTGGTAAAGAAGCAGTAGAATCTACAGTTACTGAAACAGCTACAACAGAGGTAGTAAACCAAGCAGCTCAATCAGGCATACAAGCTGTGGTTGCACAAGTACAAACACAGGTAGCTAATCTAGGTGCGTCTGGATTGATAGCAGTAGGTAGTGCGGGTGCTTTCCAGGTAGAACATATGCACGACCACACAACACAAGCAGTTGAAAAAGCTACACCTATGATAACAGAGTTAATAGAAACAGGTACAATACAAGATACTATACCTGAAGGACACAGTAAGTTTGGACAAGAAATACCTGTAGTTAAAACATTCTTTGGTGTTAAAGTTGGAGAAGAAAGAACTAAAACAGATGAACAAAGAAAAGCTGAAGAAACTATGGTTAGGTCAGCAAGAAGTCCTGATGTAAATGACTTTGGTGAAAAAGAAGCGAGTATGCAATGATACACTTCGATATAATTTTAGAACATATACAACCACACCTTACAGGTATCTGTATTGGATTAGGTGGATTCATATGTACATTGAGTATGTTTATGCCAAGACATTGGAAGATATTTAAATTAATTAGTTGGATGAAAAAGAAATGATTAAAAATATAATTTTATGGATAGGATTTGTGTTACTAATAATGTTAGCAAGTATTACACGAGCTGATTTGTATGTATATGATGTAGAAGCTACACTTACAGAAAGTAATGTTACCTATGTAGACCAAGAGCCATTCTATTATGATATATTTCATATACAAACAGATGGATATGCTACTTTAGCGTTTGATAATTATGATGCTGATTTAGGTAGTAGTAATCCTAACTATGATTATAACGACCCTTATCTTTATTTGTATGAGATAGAACAACATACATTAAATGGATTTAGTGGTGGGTCTGTACAGCTTACATTGTTTGATGAAGATGATGATGGTAACGAAGATAGTCCAGAAGGATTATACTTTTATTTAGATGATGTACAGATACATAATCAGTTAGTAGCAGTTGTATCTAGTTATGACCCATACGTTGTAGGCACAGTAGATTTTACAGTAACAAGTAATCAACCATTAAGTATTATTCCAGAGCCACAAGCTATAAGTTTAATTATATTAGGTGGTGCAAGTTTATTAATAGCTAAAAGGAAACTGTCGTGAATGATTGTATTGAAAAAGGTTTAGTAGGAACAATAGGATTTGTTAGTAGTTGGAATCTACAATGGGTTAATCCTTTGTTATCGTTAGTTATATCTATACTAACTATAGTATATTTAGTTATAGGAATAAAGCAAAGGTTGGGTAAGTAATGGGTCATAAAAAAGGTCATAGTAGAGTAAACGAAGCGGGTAACTATACTAAACCAACTATGCGTAAAGCATTATTTAATCGTATTAAAGCTGGTGGTAAAGGTGGTAGACCTGGACAATGGTCTGCTCGTAAAGCACAAATGTTAGCTAAACAATATAAAGCTAAAGGTGGAGGGTATCGTGGCTGATCCTCGTGTAGGTACAGGTAAAAAACCTAAAGGTAGTGGTAGACGTTTATATACTGATGAGAATCCAAAGGATACTGTTCGTATTAAATATGCTACTATAGCTGATGCACAAAATACTGCTGCTAAAGTTAAACGAATAAATAAACCATACGCAAGAAAGATACAGATATTAACTGTTATGGAACAACGAGCAAAAGTACAAGGTAAGAATGAACAAGCAGCGATAGCAAGTAGAGCAAAAAAATTTTTAAAAAGGAATCGTAAATGAGTTTATCTAAATCACAACAATCTTTACGAAAATGGACTAAACAAAAGTGGAGAACTAAATCTGGTAAAAAATCATCTGAAACAGGGGAAAGATATTTACCTGAAGCTGCAATCAAATCTTTATCTAGTGCTGAATATGCAGCAACCACTAAAGCAAAAAGAGAGGGAACTCGAAAAGGAAAACAATTTGTTAGACAACCTAAAAGAATAGCAAAGAAAACAGCGAGGTTTAGGTAGTGGGTAAATATACAGCAAGTATTAAAAGAGCTGGTGTGAGTGGTATTGATAAACCAAAACGAACACCTAATCATCCAACTAAATCACACGTTGTTGTAACTGTTGTTAATGGAAAAGCTAAAACAATTAGGTTTGGTCAACAAGGTGCTTCTACTGCTGGTAAACCAAAAGCAGGAGAAAGCAGAAGAATTAAAATGAAACGTAAATCATTTAAAGCAAGACATAGAAAAAATATTGCTAAAGGTAAATCATCTGCGGCATATTGGGCAAATAAGGTAAAATGGTAATGAAAAAAAAATTTACAAAAAAATTAAGTAAAAAACAAAAGGATACTCTTAATAAACATTCAAAGCATCATAGTAAAAAACATATGGATATGATGAAAGAGGATATGAAAAAGGGTATGTCGTTCACTCAATCACATAAAAAAGCAATGAAGAAAGTAGGTAAGTAATGGAATATGGTAATATGAAAAAAGGTAAAAAGAAGTTTACTAAAAAAAAGAAACCTGTAAAGAAACCTATGGGTGGTAAGAACTATGGAGGTATGTAATGCCTGGAACTAAATATTCATCAAAACAAATGAAGATAGCAAGAGTCGCAGGAGATCCTAATAAGATTGAAGCTGCTGACTTTGCAAAACTTAAAAAGAAAAAGAAGTTTACCAAGAAAAAAGGTATGATGTCGTGAGTGTAGAGTTATTAGCTATGTTAGGTGGTAGTTTATCAGGTTTTGTAATGAAATTGATAGCTGCTCAAACACAATCACAAGCACAAATGATGGAAGGTATGTTAAAAAAACAAGGTGCAGCAGATGATAGTGCTGACAAAGCTATGGCTAGAACAGGTCAAGCAGGTGCAATAGTAAGAAGAGTAATAGCTATATGTACATTATTTGCAGTAATTTTTGCACCTTTTATTCTTGCCTTCTTTAATGAACCAGTTACTATTGAAGCCAATAAAACAGGAGGACTACTAGGATTTTTGTTTGGAGATGTTTTCTCTAAAGGTAATGGTTGGATAGAATTACAAGGGTATGTATTATTACCTGAAGTTCGTCAAACTATGCTAGCTCTGGTAGGATTTTACTTCGGTAGTTCTCAAGTTAAATAAAGTTAGGAAGTCAACTTGAGGGTTATCATTTCCCTATTCTCTGTGGCGTGACTCTACAGTAAAACTTCCAAGTCACAATTTTTTCACATCAAAATTAAAAGGGAGTTATGTCTATGTATCGTATTGTTCACAAGGAATCAGGAAAAGAAGCAGTAGTAGAAGTTAATGGATTTGATAGGGATGAGATGATACGCCAGGCAAGTGAAAAGATCGGAGAAAAAATATGTCCTACAAGTGTAGGACATATACGCATACTACCTCTTTAGGATTTTTTTGTACGCTACACCTCTATAAGTAAGGATAACTTCCATTGTAATACCTCCCAATGTTAGCGTTCCTTCGCAGACTTTCTGCTACTTCCGACCATACAGGTTGAACGAGTTATATACTGTCTATACTAAAGTTACAAAAATGTGTCAAGATTTAAATGTAATATTCCCATCTTATTTTTTGTGCCATAGTTTGTTCTTTATTTCTTTTTCTACTTTTTTGCCAAGATGCTGCTTTAGATATTTTTATATCTTTCCAATTAGATGCTTTATAGATTGTACCTAAATGTACTTCCGTATCCTGGTAACTAATTAAAGTTTTTATCTTTGGTAATTTTTTTTTAATATCTTTTATCATTAAAGAAATCATACGAGTAGCTGTATTCTTTGGTGCTTCATTACATATAGCCATTCTTCTTAATTCTAAAAATGTTTTATCATCTAATTTTCTAGCTACTGGACTGCTCCAAATAGCAGTAGCATAGTTAACATAGTTATAAGAAAAACTATAACACTTATAATATTTATTACGAACTACATTAGACCAATGAATAATTGGTAATCGACTATGCCATTTACTATTTAATTTACACGCTTCGTGAACACTACAAGAAAGTAAAATTAAATCCTTTGTGCTTTTAGGTTTATGATCTCCAAGAGAACTCCTAAACAAAGGCATTACATCTTCCATTACATACCTTCTGCTTCTTGCATAGGAACTTCAATAGTAGCTTTTTGTTTAGGTTGAACAGATACTTTAACTTCTGAATTAAAAAATTTATTTAGTGCAGTTTCAAATACACTAACTGTATCTTCTAATGTCCAGCTATGTTTATCTTTAATGCCTACTAATTCTTGCTCGTCTTCTATAATTATTTTAATCATTTACTTCTCCTATTTTTATTTGTTTAGAATCTTTAATGTGCATATATCCAATATGTTTTGGAATCCAATTTGTTTTACTAAACTCTGTTGTTTCAGGCAAGTTTTTTATTTCCCATTTAAAATCATAATTATTAGAAGTAAGTTTAGTAACATTATGTACATATCCTATACCTTTATATTCTGATAAATATAAAAATTCTTTTCCGGTTTCTTTAGCTATCTTTAAATTTTTATCTGCTTTTATTTTTTCAATAATCCAATCGTCGTAATATTTATCTCTTGCTTTTACTTCTAATATGTAATGTTTAATTTCAAAGTCATAAGAACAATAAGGATCTTCAGGAATAATAATAGGTTGAAGTGCAGGAAATAAACTTACAAATCTAATACCTATTCTAAATTCTTTATCCTTCACATTTATCCTTAAATAAAATTATATTCCACACATTCCTTCGCATTCATTAAACCAATTCATTTGTCCTTTATCTTCATCATTATCAAAATCTATTTGGTCTAATGGTTTACAATCTTTATGAAGATAAACTTCCATTTTAATTTTAGGAAATTGTTTCATTCTTTTTCTAATATCTTTATCAAACTGTATGGCCTTTTCAAACTCTATTGGATTATTGTTACGCAAGTTTCTCCATTCTTTGTTATCGTGAAATGGACAAAAATAACAAGCACTTCTTGGTGGTTCTTCATAACCATTTTCTTTCATCCATTTAATACAGTCAGATCTTCTTATTTGTTTTTCAATTAATGGATGTCTATTAACACACCATTTATCTCTTGATGGTTTCATTCTTTGAATCTCATCATATGATATTCCAATGTATGCTGTAGCTAAATTAACTGCATCTTTTTTCCGGGAGTTTATATTAAATTTTTCTTTTATAAATTTATGAACAGGTTTTATCTTGTAATCTGCTGTACATTTTCTACCTATTGCTGCTGTTACACTTCCATCTGGCATAACTCCGAATGCTGGTATTTGTAATACACCATACTTTTCACCTGGATTATATTGAATGGCTTTTTCTGTAGCTATTTTTTCTTTAATAACTTCTTTTTCTAATGAACCTGAAGTAACAGTATAGACAGGGAAGTCTACGTTATCTCTTAAATATTCTAAATAGTCATACACTTCTTGTGGTTCTGCTTGTGTATCAGCAAATACAGCACAATCAGGTTTAGGTGTTATCTCTCCTTTCATACACATAAAGGCTAACGTAGATGATTGTACGCCTGCACCTAATGAAAGATAATTATATTTAGTTTCTATTGTTTTAAAAATGCTCAACTAACATCTCCATTAGACCAACAAATATTAACGCACCCATAATCATTATCATCCCATAGTATAACATTGTTTCATCATCCATTTCATTCTCCTTTATAAAAAACTAACCAATGTGACTTACCACCTTTACCTGACCTTTGACCAAACAAAGGTTGTTGACTAAAACAATTTACAACTTCTCTTATCTTAACTTGATGGTCGTGCCATTTAAATATTAAAGTTCCTCTTGGTCTTAACACTCTCCAACATTCATTAAATCCTTTTGACAAATCATCTTTCCAGGTATCCCAATGTAAAGTTCCATATTTTTTTGCCATTACACTTCTTTCTGTAGATATACCTTTGTTAAAAATATGTGGTGGGTCAAACACAACTAAACTAAATGACTCATCAGGTAAATCTAAATTTCTAAAATCCATTATTAAATCAGGATTTACTTTAAAAGTAGGTTGCCACTTCTCAACAATACCAGCACCTTCTCTTCTTTTATCTAGATATAAAGTATCTATATTTTCTTTATCAAACCAAAACATTTTGCCACCACAACACACATCAAGAATTTCTTTCATTTAACAACTCCTTAATAACTTGATAGTATTTTTCTCCATAATCTGACCCATCAGATTTTGTATTACTGTGTAGTTCTGCCAAAGTAACTGTAGGTATTTTAATTTTTTTTTTGCTATTTCTTTTAAATAAAAATATCTATCCGGAAACTTTTCATTAAACCATTCAGCAGCTTCCAAAGGATTCTTGTGCCACCAGGATAAGTGACAAGGCATACCACATAATACTTTCATATTACTTGGATCAAGTTCAAGAGATTTGTATGCACCTACATTTAATATATGAGAAGCGTGACAATTAGCACCATCAACTATTTTACCACATCTTTGGCAAGTCCAATTATCACGCTCTTTAACACAACGCTTGGCTTTCTCAACTAACTTCTTGAGATACCAAGTTCTGTTGTGTGGAAGTTTAGGCATTAAAAAGGAATCTCTTCTGTACTTCCTTCTACATCACTAGCACTTGAAAAGTCCATAGCTACTTCATATAAAAAGTTTTCTTGTTCTTCCCAATCCCATTTCTCTACACCCTTTATAGTTTTCTTTACTGGTGGTGGCATATCATTAGGATTATCTCTTGTAAACTTCATAGGAACTTTTTCTCCATTTTGTTTTGCATACAAGAAGTGACGTTCTCTTTCTCTGTCGTATCCTAAACCAAAAAAGATTGCTTCATCTTTATTTATATTAGGCATACGTTTTGCATACTGACCGAAGTAAGAAGACTCTAAACTTATTTGTAAAGTAAAGCTATCATTCTCATCATCAATTAATATTGTATTAAAGGTTGAACCATATTCAGTTTCACTAACGTAAGCTGATTGTATCTTACCTTCTATACCTGTGTACTGTAATTCTTTAACAACCTTACCTGCATTGTTACCCTTTGTAAGAGTTCTCTCTACTGCACTTGGATTGTTAGAATCATCATCTAAACGAATGGTAAACTTACCATTTATTATAGATACTATCTTACTATTTCTACTACTATTTGTTAATCCCATTACTAGTTTCTCCTTATAATTTATTTAATAATTATTTATACTTTTTTATTACATATTTGTCAACCTATTAAATAAGGTAACAAATTACTGCTCCCATCTAATATGTTTAAATGTTTGTGTTTGTTTATTAAAAGATACACTAGCTGTAAGACTAATTCCTTGTCTGTTCTTTTGGAAACGACAGACAGAATGATTTTCAATTAAATTATCTTTCATAATTACTTTACCATTAACCTCCACTCCGTTGTATGGAACTTCCATAATAAATAAAATTATATCTGCAAAGTTTTCAACATCTCTTGACCAAGCTATTTGATTAGTTCCGTCAGAAGTTGGGTGTGCTAAAATAATTATAGGTACTTTTAATTCATCTCTTAAATCTCTAAACTTTCTTATGAAGTGATCATACATTATTGTTTTACTTTGCCATTGTTTTCCTCCGTCTGATATAGATAAAAGATTATCAATGAATATAGCGTCAACACCATTCTTTGACTCTGATATTGCCCAAGACCTAATATCATCAATGGTCATTGCTTTATCTCTTACACATAACTCTAGTTTCTTCAATGTTTGAATAGACTCTCTTGATGAATTAACTTGATTTACAGTTGGGTTTCCTTGTGTCCTCATTTGATGCGTGTTTACTTGACCAATATTAGCTATTAGTCTAGGTAGTAATTCTTTTCTTAACATCTCAATACTTGCAAGCGGTGTCCTTAAATTATTACAATGTGATTTTAATATCCATTGTAGCATAAGAGCAGTCTTACCAGTTGATCTTGGTGCGTGTAATAACATTAATTCAGAATCCATTTTTCCTAGTTGTTTATTCCATTCATCATTCCACCAGGAAAAACTTCCGACTGTATTGTTTATACAATTATTAATGAACTCTTCTCCTAATTCTTCTAATGTTTTTTCATCTTCAACTTTAGGTATACTTAATTCACTTATAACTTTATCAGCATTACTTTCTCCATCATAAGTTTTATCAAGTGCTTCAGATAATATTTTTATTTCTCTACGAAGAGCAGCTTTCTCTTTAAGTATTTTTTGATAATGAATAACGTGGCTTGGAACAATAGCTATATTTTGTAAACGAAGAAGATATTTTTCTCCACCTATGGTATCTAATAACTTCTTGTCTTGTAGATAATTACGCATAGTTATCATATCTAAAGTATAATTATTTATATACATATCTCGTAATGCTTGGAACAATATCTTATGTTTAGCATCATAGAAATCTTCTTTAGATAATGTAATCTTTGGAAAAGAAAGTTGTGGATCTAAAAGAATACTACCAATAACACTTTGTTCAGCTACAATATCACAAGGTAGTTCTCTCATATTCTTATCACTCCATTATTCTCTGATACATTTTCTTCCCAACGTCTGTATTGAGGATTGATGTAACCTTGAAAGTCCTTTCTAAATTGATACTCTCTTACACCAATGTAAACAGTTATGCACTTACGAATGTTAGCTCTATCTTCTTCAGATAATTTATCCCAATACTTTTTAGCTATTTTTTTATTACCCTTACAACCATATACTTTCCAACATTCCTGGAATAACATTTCTGATATAGGATTATTTTGGTTATCTTTCTTTTGGTTAGTGTCCAACTCTTGTACAATAGGTTGTTCGGTAAATGTACAATCCCTACTTCTTTTTATGAACACCTCATACTCATTGCTAGTATTACCACCATTCTCTCGTGATCTATTTTTCTTTCTTATGTAACCAGCAGTTTCTAAATCATTTAATATTTGTATCATTGTTGTTCTTGATTTAATTCCTGTTTCTTTACATAGAGTTGAGTGACTAGGAAAAGCCACTCCTGTCTTATTGTTTGTGTGAAATATCAACCAACTTAATACTACTTGTAAGTTAGGTGCTAACCCTTTAACAAGTTGTGCTGGGAATATACCAAACTCTCCTTCTTCGAATCTCATAATCTTCTCCTTAATAATAATTACTAACGTAACAACCAATACATTCCATAGCTTTCTTGATATGTAAACACCCTTGATAGTTACTCTCTATTTGTTCTCTTGTTACCCACTTGGTAGCAAACCCTTGTTTGTTATCTGATCCAAATGCAACAACCATAGCACCCTCTATGGATTGATCATCAACCTTACTATTCATTGCATAGATACTAATTTGTATTTCGTGTTTCTTACTTGGTCTTTTACTAGACTTCCAATCTAATAAACAAGGTACACGTTTACCTTTGTATTCTATGTATCCAGCAAAGTCGGGTTGACCCGTTACCATAAGTTCATTGTCATAGAATCTTTCTTCACCCCAAACAAATGTAGGTATATACTTTGCTACAAAGTTAACCCAACCTTTTGGCAAAAGATCTACGTTATAATCTTCTTTACGAAAATAACATTCAATAGCGTCGTGCATAGCTGTACCATTTTCTGCTGCAAGATTAAGTGCTTCTTCATATGCTTCGTATGTATCGCCTTGACCAAACGCCCACTTAATCAAACCCTCACTACTTCCGTATGGGTCAAAGTATTTAAGGAACTGTGTACAACGAAGATACTGACCACCAATAATTTTACCATTGTCAATCTCTACCTCTCCAACTTCAAACGTCATTGCCTGGAATTGTCCGATATGTTTTTGATTGAACTTTAAATCCGAATCATAATATGCGTAGTCAATAATTTTACCTACGCCTATCTTTAAACATTCAGCTTGTGCTTCAGGTGATTTAGGAACGTATCCAATATGCTCACCTTTATACATAACCTTAACGGCATTCGAGTCGTGTTCGTTATCAGGCTCTGCTTCAAAAGAAACAGCACCACTTGGTTGTAACTTTTTTAATTTTGTATTTCTGTCTGTTGCAAATGTAACTCCAGCTAATTTTAATAACATTATTTTTTTCTCCCATTTTTATTCTTTGGTTTCTTCACTCTAAACAAAGCAAGGTCTTGTGGATAACCCACATAAATTAAACCATTTACTAAATCACATTCTTCGTATTCATATTCGATATGACTATAATATTTTTTCATAATACTATACACATAACTCCAATCATACTCTTCTTTATCTGTTTGACAATCCCACCAAACGATAGATGCAAGTTTAATAACAGTTGCTTCGTTGTACATACTAGATAATTCACTAAAGATAATAGGCCATTTGTTATCGTGTTTATTTCTGATCACTCGTGACCACACCTTTTCTCTAGCTACTTGTTGCTTGCTTCTGCGTTTCATATACTATCTCTAGTATGCTCTGATATTTTATCGGCTTCGACTTGTTGTCTATCCCAATCTTGTTGCGTGTAATGTTTGTCTTGCTCATTAGTTTCAATAAAGAATGCAATCTTTTTAGCTTCTTCAACTGAATACTTTAGACCACTAATGTTGTACTCTTGTGTTTCTTCAATGTATTCTACTTCTAATTTACTCATTTTAATTCCTTTCTGATGACTACATCATCATATCCATCATCTCTATAATCTTCTGCTAAATCAATAGCATCTTCTTTTGTTAAGTAGTACCAGTTGACTTCACTAGCACCTACCCATACTGAATATATTTTTTGATTACTCATTTATTTATCCCTTTCTTCTAATTGTTCTGCTACATAATTATCATAAAGATAATCTTCAAGACCACCTTCATACGCTCTCGCTTCTTCTTCTTCATCATACTCTTCAGGGTCAATCATTTTTTAATCCTTCCTTTTATCATTTGCCAAAACCACTTTTGACATTTAACATATTTGTTTCCTATCTTTTCCTGGTAAGGTAAATAGGTAGCGACGTGTAATCTTTTTATCTTCATTATTTATTCTCTACTTTCTTTTAATTTAAGTCTTTAAAATTTCCCATCAGTAAAGCAATTTGGTCTTTTAAAGGTACATTATTTTTAGCTAAATAACTTATATAATTTTCTCTAATATTATCGTTTGTTAAATCAAGCGGTAATGATAAACCTTTATCCTTTACATATTGTGTAGTAAGTTCTTTTATCTTCATTTTTTATTCCTTTCTTTATTCATTAATAATACTATAGGGATTTAATCCCAACTCTTCAATTTTTTTCTTACACTTTTTCCAATAGTTATCTGTAAGGTGTGGTTTAAATATCCAACCACTACCCCCATTATGAAACCTACAAATATTTTCCGGGTTTAGCTCAAGGTTTCTTTTGCTGCACCAATAGGTTGTATATAATTTTACAATCTCTTCGGCTTTCTTCAATGTGAAAGCGTCGTGATGTACATAGTTAGTTTTATATATTCTATTTACATCTTCAATATATATTTCCCATAGCTGGTATTGACCGAATGCTTTTCCATTGTCACCTATCTCTTCAATGTTAAGGTTACTTTCAATCATACCTATTACAAGTAGTAATGTTTTCCAGGTCATAACTTTTCCTTTCTTCAATGTATAGTTTCTTCAATGTTTGACGTTTCATTTTTTTTTGATCTCTTCAATGTTTGACGTTCCATTTTTTTTTAGTTTTTTATTAGCTATTTTTAAATTTTTTTCTCGGATCTAAAATTTTAAAAATAAAGTTGCGTGTTAAAATTTCGGCTTCCAGGTAAAAAAAAAGGGGATAGAATCCCCTCATAATTGAATTAATTTTTTATACTCAACTTAATTTGTTTAACAATCATTTGTTTTTGTTTTTCTTCGTCTTCATCTAAATAATCAAGATTAATTTTTTTATCTTCCCAATTAACTAAATCCAAAAGGATTTCTATTAATTCATAAAAATATAAATCAATTAATTTACAATTATAATTCCTATATTTTTTTAAATAATATTTTTCTGTTTGGTCTTTCATTTTATTTTACTCCTTTCTTTTATGGTGTGTTTATACGATACAAACAAACCATAAAAAAAAGGGGGAGCAACCCCCTTGTTTAAGTTAATTCTTCTTGTGGTGTGTAGTAGTAAAAATCAACTTGCTCTTGTAGTTTTTCTTTTGGCATTCTTTTTAATTCTTTTACTACTTGCACAATTTGTTGTGCTTTCAATCCGTCGTCACCTATGCAGATATTAACGGCAGTTGTTAATATTATGTCTTCGTCTTTTTGTGTATACATTTTATTTTATTCCTTTCTATATGTTTAATGAATCTTCACAAATTATATTTTTTAATTCTTCAACGTAATAATTTGCTCGTTTAACTTTATAATTTAATTCTCTTAATTTTCTATTTTCTATATATCTTTCTTCGCTTTTAACTGCGTCTAAATAAACGTCAACACGTTGTGCGTATTTTATTGGTGTTGTGCCGTCGTAATGTCCTTTTGTTGGATTGTCTTTAAAGTAAGGGTGTTTGTTATTCTTTCCACGTCTTCCCCTACATTTAAAATGTAAAGCGACACCCTCATATTTTAATATTTTGTTTAATCTTCGGACAATTAATTTTAATTGTGCCAATTCTTTTAATGCGTTTTCTTCGTCTTCCTTTTGATAAGTGCCAAGATAAGTTATCGCTCTTGGATAATCAAATTTACCTTTATTATATTTAATATATTTAAACATTTTTTAATTCCTTTCTAATTGTTTTAATGTCTTCTTCATTTAAGAAATCATTCCATAATTTATTTAAATGATTACTTTCATTTAATATTTCTTGACCAATAATATAAGCAAACATATTTGCGACTTTTTCGGCGTTGCTAAAATCGGTTGAAACTTCGCCGAAGTTGTTTTGCTCATATTCTTTTATCATTTCGATTATTTCAAAAGTTGCAGCACCCAGAAATTTTTTTGCTTTATAAGTGCCAATAATAAAATAATCTTTGTTGCATAACTCGTGGTGTAAATCGCAACCATAAGTATCTACATAACCATTATTTAATTTATCTAATATATCTTGTCTTACTATTTCTCGTTGCTGCTCACTTTCAATATTATGTCTTTGTGTATACATTTTATTTATTCCTTTCTTTAAGTTGTCCATAATTTGAACATATATAGTTATATAATACAAGGCTTTAAATTATAAAAAAAATCTTCCAGGATTACGTTTTTTTTTTGCAAGTTCCTACGAAAAAAAATTTCAGATCTTGGATTGAAAAGTTTTGTAGCTAGTAACAAATCCTATATAGGAACACATAAAAGAATAGTTAAAAAATTGTTTGCATTTTGACTTAAAATTAATCGCTTTTTTTTGTCCTCGCACGCGTCATATATAAGAAGCAATTTTTTTAAAAATCAATTACCAGGAAAAACCCTTATAAAACAACCCATAAAAAAAGACCTACAAAAACGCACATATATAATTAACTTACAAAAACACCCGGCAAAAAAAAATGCCACCCGTCGACACAAAAATTTTTTTTATATTATATTTAGACCCCAAACAACTTTTAAAAAATTTGACCTAAAGTGTTGACTTGCTGGTTTCTTCAATGTTCAATATATGGTATGGAAACAGTTCAAACAATTTTTTCAAGAATCAAATCAGCAGACAATTCTTTGTTGTGGGCATTTGCTCAAGAGTTGCATTCAGCCAATAAGAAAGTAAAAACTTTAGAGGATAAATGTAAAAAAATAAATAGTAATGCTGTAAATTTAAATGATAAAGAGCGATTACGTCAGGATGTATTAGAACATCTGTACAAAGAAAGTTCTAAAGGTAATGCACAAGCTAGTGATAAACTTGCAAGGATAGCTGGATTAGGGGAGCAAGAACAAGATATTGTAATTGAGATAGTAAACTATAACCCAAAAAAGAAAGTAGGAAAAAAATTACCCTCAAAGAAATAATGAAGTTACTACCATACTTAACGTATATGGAATGTTTTACTTGTAAAAATTTTTTTTTCATACACGAGCAACCAGGTTTGCCATTAGAAATTACAGAACCAAAGTATTGTCCGTATTGTGGCACACAATTTGAATATGAATATGAATTGGAAGTTTAAAAAAGGCACACGAGTGTTAGTTGAGTGGGAAGATATTGTAGCCGATCTTCACACCGAAAATGAAATAGAACCTTGTGCAGCAGAAAGTGTTGGCTGGATTGATACATTAACAAAAAGGTTTATAAGACTTACAACAAGTAGGTATTTAGATGGGTCGGTATTAGCTGATAAGATAGTAATACCTATAGGATGCGTAAAAAATATTTTAGAAATATGAAAACAAAAAAATTACAATGTGGTAAATGTAAAACAAAGGATTCAAAAGATAATCCTATTTTTCAAGAGCTAGATTGTAATGGATATGTGGTAAAAAATATATGTATGATGTGTTATGCAAAAGAGCTAGATGAAAATACGGATACCAACTATTGAACCAAGAGATTATCAAGTACCATTTCTAAAAGCATTTGATAGTGGTATACAGTATTCTGTTATATCGTGGCACAGACGAGCTGGCAAAGATGTAACCTCTTTTAATGCTATGATAAAACGTGCTATTCAAACACCTGGTAACTATTACTACCTATTTCCTACTAGAGCGTGGGCGCAAAGAGCGTTATGGGATAACATATGTGAATGGGCAGGAGGTAAAAAACTTATTGATCTGCTATGTCCACCAGAAATAGTACGCAGAAAAAACAATTCAGACTTCTTTCTTGACTTAATCAATGGTAGTAGGATAAAGATTGACGGCACAGACAACTTAAATTTCGTTGGGCAAGGTGGTTCAGGGTATGTATTATCAGAGTTCTCATTACACAAAGAAGAAGTATCCGGATTTCTTGCACCAATTCTAACTGAAGGTAATGCGTTTGTAATATTCAACGGCACATTACGAGGAAAATCAAATCATTTATGGAGATTATATGAAAACAATAAAGAAAATAAAAACTGGTTTACACAATGGTATCAACTTGCTGATACAAAAACTGCGTATTGGGTTGGTAGTGATATGGAAATTAATCCGGAACTTGCTAACAAAATTAGTCCTTATGATAACAAACCTTATAAAAATATTCAAGAAGATGTTGACTCGGGTATAATATCTTATGCAATGGCTCGTCAAGAATATTTGAATGAAGCGATTTCTCAAGTAGAGAATAGCTACTACGGACACGAACTTGAAGTCTTAAAAAATGAAGGAAGATATGGAAATATCGATATTAGAGATGGGTGTGTATTTACTTTTTGGGACTTGGGTACTTCTGATGCTACAGCCATAGTATTTGCACAAGTTATAGATGGTAAACCTATTATAATAGATTATCACGAGTCTAGTGGTAAAAAAATTGAAGACTATGCTATAGTAGTAAATAGTAAAAACTACAAGTATGGTGGACATTTTGCACCACACGACGTTTCCAAGCGTATGTTGTTTGGTGATTTAGTATCTACAGCAAAAGAAGTAGGTATAGATTTTAGACGTGTACCCAAAACCAACTCGGTATTACAAGATATAGAAATATGTAGGCGTAAATTACGAGAAGTATATATCCACGAAAGGTGTGAAGATTTATTAGAACACCTGGAATCTTACAGAGAGGGTGCAAGTGGTAAACCTTTACACGATAAACACTCTCACGCAGCAGATGCGTTTAGAACTATGGTTATGGGTATACATTTAAATCTTGTAAATCCATATTTAACTACAGGAAATAAAATAAAATTACCAAATACAGTAGGGAAGGCGGAAGAATATGTACAATGGGAAACCGATAGAGCAAGCGAAGATCCGTTATGGAAAAGATTTCGACAGTCTAATGGACTTTTATCTGACACACGGAGTAGTTTATAGTGATGATAGAATCTTTGTTATGGCTATAATGCACAACAAAGATGCAATGTTAAATAATAAAAACAATAAACTTGACACGCTTAATTGTTGGTATGTACATTACGCAGCAGGGGATATTCTACGTCTATTTGAGATAGAACCCCATAAAATGGAATGGGTTATATTTGAGCGAGGAGAGAATAAACCTATTAAATGCTATAAAATAGATAGGATAAGGAGATTAGTTTATGGGCGGCGGAGGAAAACCACCTAAACCACCAAAAGTTGAAACACCACCACCACCAGTTGAAGATGTATCAGCAGCATATCAATCTCCAACTATGCGTCAAGAAGTAGCTAGACGACAAAGACGTGGTGCATTTGCAACTCGTGGACAAACATTAGGAGCAAGCGGAGAAGTTCTTGGTGCATCTCCTGTTGAACTAGCTAATGTTAGAGAAGTTACAGGTACAGATACACCTGAAAAAGAATTATCTAAAGAAGAATTTTTAAAAGAAAATCCAAACGTAGGTAAAATTGGTATTTCAGTAAAAGGATCGTATATAACAGAAAGAAATAAACGACTACAACAAAAAGCTTATGATAATTATCTTAAAAAATTAAGAAAAGAACAAAAACAATCTATGTCTGCACGCACTAAAGGACAAACAATATAATGAATGCTAAAGATTTAATTCAAATGTACAATCGTGAAAAAACGAGTACAGAAAGAAGTAACTTTAATGACATATACGAAACCTGTGCAGAGTTTTGCAACCCAAAAGCAGATGATATACAAAGTAAAAAAACAGCAGGTGAACGTACAGACTCACAACGAGTAACAGATATTGGTATAAAAGCAAGACGTATGTTTACTGCTGGTATGATGAGTCATATGTTTCCACAAGGACAAAATTGGATTCGAGTTGTAACAACTGATCGTGAGTTATTATCTAATGACAATGTAGTTCGTGCATTATCATCTGTATCTAAAAAATTTATTAACGCTATTGAAAACTCAAACTTCTATGAAGAGATGGGACAATGTATTGATCATTGTGGTTACATTGGAACAACTACATTATATTGTGAATCAGATAAGAAGAACTTTATTAACTGGCGATCACATTATATTAATCAATTTTATTTTTGTGAAAACTATCAAGGTATAATTGATACTGTTATTCGTGAGTTTAAACTTACAGCTAGACAAGCATTACAACAGTTTGGTGAAAATTGTCCAGAACGTATACGACAACAAGCAGAGAATATGTCTACACAAACTAAAGAGCATCAGTTTATACACGTTGTTATGCCTAGAAATGGATTTGTTCCTAACACAGATAAGAAAGAAAATAAAAAAGTTGCTTCATATTATGTAAGTTTAACTACAAAAGAAATAGTTATGGAGTCAGGATTTGATGAAATGCCTTATTCTGTTGGTAGATTTTATAAAACAAACTATGAAAAGTATGGTAGAAGTCCCGCATCAGAAGTAATTAATACACTTCCAATGATAAATAGAATGGAAGTTGCTCGTATTCGTGGTGCTGAAAGAGTATCTAACCCCCCGTGGCTAGCACCAAATGATGGTTCTGTTCGTAGAATATCAAATGATCAAGGGTCTATTATATATTACAATGCTGGTAATCCATTATCTAAACCTGAACAATTAAGACCAATGGATAATATTGTTGTTAATGATGCAATGATTCAAAAGAAAGAACAAGAAGTATTAGATGCTTTTTACATTCCATTATTTAATCCATTAATGAATAAACAAAATATGACAGCATTTGAATCACAAGAAAGATTAAACTTATCTCTTCAATTCTTAACACCTGCTGTAAATAGATTAAATAAATACTTTGTAAAACCAGCATTAGAAAGAGCATTTAGTATTATGTTTCGTTCAGGTTTATTTCCTGAATTAGAAATAGAAGAATTATCCGAAGCAAGTCTTGATTTTGATTTAATTGGTAAAGCGTCTATAGCTTCCAGGCAAATGGAATTGTTTGGCACTATGACAGCTATTCAACAAATGGCACAAATAGCACAAGTTAAACCAGATATTTTTGATAATTTAAATGAAGATAAAACAGCTAGATTTATACAAGAAGTAAATATGATGCCAATAGATTTACAATTATCAGAAGAAGCTGTTATGGAAATAAGAGAACAAAGAGCTGAATCTGCACAAGCACAACAATCTGCATTAGAAGCACAAACTATAAGTGATGCTTATGCTAAAACAAGAAAAGCACCTGAACAAGGAAGTGGTGCAGAATTTATACAAGGATTAGTTAATCAAGAAGCAGAGGGATAATGGATATAATTGATAAAGTAACCTACGATTTCGAGTGGGATAACGAGAAGGATTTATCAGAAGAAACTAGAAAAGCTTTCATAAATCTTTTTGATATAGAAAACAACGACTCATTATTAGTAGCAAAATTTTTAATAGGGATTTGTAAATGGCAAGACCAAACAGAGTATAATGATCCTGTTATGGAAGCTAAAATGAATTCATTACGAAATGTAATATTAAGTATTAAGAATCAATTAAATATGAAACCCATAGAGGAGGTCACTAATGAGTGAAGAAGAAGTAGTAGAGTCTACTGAAGAAGTAGTTGAAGAAGTTGCAGAAGAAACTCCAGTTGAAGAATCATCACAATCATTTGTTGATAGTATGTTATCACAAATTGATAATGAAGATATTAAATCAGCAGGATTTTGGAAAAACCTGGAAGGTAAAGATGCTAATGAAGTTGGAAAATATATTAAGGAACTTCAAAGCTTCGCAGGTAAAAAAGGTGATATTCCGAAGTCAGATGCTCCGCAAGAAGAGTGGGATGCTTTTTATAAAAAACTGGGTAGACCTGAAGATGTCGACGGCTATGATTTTACCATTGGTGACGAGTTTACTAAAGTGGTTGGAGAAGAGTCAGTACCTTTTTTTGAAAACGCAGTCGAAGAGTTCAAACAAGAAATCTTTAAAATAGGTGCTACTGCTGAACAAGCTGAAGATTTAGTTGATTGGTATTTAGGTTTTGTAGCTAACAGTATTGAAGAAGATAATAAAGCTGTTGAAGAAAATATTGAAACAATGGAATCTCAACTCCGTAAAGAGTGGGGTGACAGTTATGATGGTATGATGAATGGTATTGAAGTTATGCTTAAAGCAAATGGAATGCCAGAAGAAAATATTGAGTTCGCAAAAGAATCAGGTTTGTTAAAAGACCCAGCATTTGCTCTTGCGTTGGGTAGAATAGCTACTAAATTTGCAGATGATCCAGAAATAGGCCATCATCAAACAAATACATTAGCCGGTATTACTGATCAACTATTTGATGTTGAACAAGAAGTTAAAGAATATCTTAAAACAGGAACACCAATACCTACTCATATTAGAGAAAAAATGGATTATTTGTATAAAGAAAAGTTTAAAAGAGAAGAAAAATAATTTTTTTATAATTAGACTTGACATATAATAGGTACATTTAGTAAGGATTTTGTAACGAAAGAGATAATCTTTTTAAGACCTCTGTAAGTTGTCGTCAACCCAGACGTAAACTGGCAGGCAAGACCTCCTTTTGGAGATAATCAGAGCCGATTAGTCGTGTAAATTAATTAGCCAATTATTAAAAAAAGGAGATATAAAATGGCTTCAACTAGTATAACAACTGCATTCGTAAAGCAGTATGGTGCTACTCTAGATTTACTTACTCAAACAATCGGTGGTAAATTTAAAGGCACTCACCTTGAAGAATCTATTGAAGGTGAAGAAAAATATTACGATCAGTTAGGATCAGTTATTGCTGACGAGGTTACTTCTCGCTATGCTGATTCTCCTGAAAATGACATATCTCACGACAGACGTAGAGTAGTTGCTACTGCGTATGACGTTGGATTAATGTTAGATAAGTTCGATAAAGTTCAAATGCTTGTAAATCCTGAATCAGAATATGTTCAGCAACAAGTAACTGCACTTATGCGTAAGTATGACATTGAGTTCTTAAAAGGATTATTCGGTACTGCACAAACTGGTAAAACAGGAAGTGGTACTGCTGATCTAGCTGCTGCTAATAAGATTGCTCACAACAACGAAGGTCTTACTATTGATAAGATTGCTGAAGCAAGAGAGATTATGGAAACTAATGGAGTTGATCTTTCTGATCCATTAAACAAACCATATCTTGCTGTTAGTCCTAAAGCTCTACAAGACTTATTGACTAATACAACTGTTGCTTCTATTGACTTCAATAATATTAAGTCTTTAGTTAGTGGTGATATGAATACATTCTTTGGATTCGAAATCATCAAGTCTAATCAGCTTCCATTTGTAAATGATGCAAATGATGCTGACGGAACAAACCATATCGCAAACCTTTCTTGGGGAGCATCTGACGATCTTCCTGTTGCAGCAAGTGGATCATCAACTACTGCTGGTAAGAGAGCTTGTGTTGCATATACTCGTTCTGCCGTGCGTCAAGTAACTAATCCTCAAATTATGACAGAGATTAGCAAGCGTGACGATAAAAGATTTAACTACTATGCTTACTCTTGTATGAGAACAGGTGCTGTTCGTATGGAAGAAAAGAAAGTTGTTCAAATCGGTGTCAAAGAATCAGGTGCTAACGCAGGTTAAGGGGGATAATTAAATGGGAAATCAAAATTCAACACAAATTATTGAAGTGTATGGTGGAACAGCTGGTGCAACAAATGTAGATGCTATTACTGCTTCAAGTGCTAAAGATGGTACGCAAAAGTTGTTTGATTCAAACACTAATGCAGTTGAAATTAAAACTGCAAAGTTTGATGTTACTTCAGCTTCTGCTGCTCAAGACACATTCCAATTAACAGTATTGCCACAAGGTGCAGTTGTTCTTAATGCAACTTTACAAACTAGTGCAGCTTTAGGCAGCGATGGTAGTACAAGAGTCAATTTCTTTATTGATGGCGTACAAATCGGACAAGCTGGTGGTATGGGTGCTATAAACTCTGGTGCTGTTCAAGTACATACAGGGTGGGATCAAGCACCTGTAGCAGCTACAGGCATAGGTCTTGTAACTGCTGTAGTAAGTGACTCAAATACAGTAAGTGGATCAATCACTTGTACTGGTCAAATCTTTTACTACGTTGGTGTATAACAAGTAATATCAGGTGGCATCTAACTACCTTCTCGGTTAGTATAAGTCCACCATTTTTTTAGGAGTGAAGTATGGCTTTAAATAAAATAGAAATATGTAATCACGCACTTCTTAAAATAGGTGCAGACACAATCGCTTCACTTGATGTAGCACAAGCCACAGATGATGGCGTTATTTTTTCTGCAAAACTTTGTAACATTCTTTTTGATCAAGCATTGGTTGAAACATTACGAAGTTATAATTGGAACTCTGCAACTAAACGAGTTCAGCTTACCAGGTTAGCAGAAGCACCCGCTTTTAAATATCAATATAAATATGCGTTACCTATAGACTATGTAAGATTAATTAATCTTTATGCGTCTACAGAAGCATATGATGACACAACAGAATGGTCTATAGAATCAGGAGAAGTATTAACAGATTATGATGCTGCATATCTTAAATATGTAGCTAAACCAGAAGATGTTAGTATACTAGATCCATTAGCACAACAAGCAGTTATATGTAA